AACTCCTATGGGGATACTTTTTAGATTTTAATAATAGATTTGATATACAATATCTAAGCCTTTGGAAAGCTCAATCAATTGTTCATTTGGCATGTTGTACTTAGTCAATGGACGAATATCTTGATAATATTGTTTACCATTGATTTCTTTTTTCCAAGCAGTACATAAAGAGATTGTATTAATACGTGCTTCGTTGATACCAACTGTATTGATGAACCATTCACGGCATTCTTCTTCAGTAATCTTTAAGTTGATTTCTACGAAAGTTTCAACTTCAGATTCTTTAGTGGAATTGTAAATAGTAGCATCTACTGTAGTACCATCTTCGAAACGAATCTTTTTAACTGGTTTGGATTCAAATGTTTTGAAGTAGTATGCAACACGGTTACCAATGATTTTACTACCATGATAGATTTCTTTTTTAGCTTCAGTAAGATCTTCGGTAATCAATGGGAAACGGAATGGAACCAAATACTCTGGTGCACACCATTTAGCATAGTTAACTTCATATACTTGAGAGTTTTCACGACCACAACCATCAGTACCAACGCAGAATAAGTAAACTTTTTCTGGTGTAGATGGTGTTTCAAATACAGAGTTTTCTAAGTTCATTTCTGTATTATAAGATGGTGTAGTATATTGTCTAGGAATATCAAAATGTTGAGTAGCAGTATATTCTGCTCCAGGTAAGATGATTTTGTTTTCACCTTCGAATAATAAGATATCAGTACCACCAACAAAGACTTTAATGTTGGTACGGTTATGCGTTGCAGTAATATTACTGCCATCTGTAGTATGGCTAAATTCTGCAATATTTAACTGTTTATCAGGCATCTTACATTTACCTCCAATTAGTTTTTATCTTCAAAATTTATTATTATGTTTTGGTTATCCATTGCTATCGTACTGAGATACGTATACATGATCTGTTAATTCAAAGTTATCGATTCGTTTACCTCTAACTCTAGGTTTAATACGATCAAATGATTCAGACATAGCATAATGGTGTAAACGTAAAGAGTTAGTATAGATGAGTAACTCTTTCTTAATAAGTTTACGTAAATCGTCAGTACGTTTGAGTACTGCATAAATGTGGATTTTATCATGGACATCTGTAGTTGGATCTAACGTAGAAATACCATGATCTTTGATGCCATATTTTTTGAAGTAGTATCTTAAGATGTATACTAATTCTTTCTGAGTAATATTATCTATTTCGTACTTCTTAGTTAGATAACTACTGAAGCCATCATAGAATAATTCAAAGTCTTCATTTCTTAACTTAGATAAGTATTTAATTGCATCAATTGGTTTAATGTATTGATTATAACGTCTATCGAAATTATAAACTGTAGTTAAACCAGCTAACTCAATCTTATAAGATTTAAAGAAATCTATAACTTTAGATACATACATCTTCAAGTAGTCAATACCAATACCTGGAAGATAATTGAATAACTGTTTATAGTCTTCAGATCCCATGAATACTTCAATGTATTTAACTGTATCCATAATAGCATTAGTTATAGCTTTCTTACGTTGAAGATCTTCACCAATAGACTTCATACGAAGAATAGAGTTATATAGATCTATATCTTGATATCTTAGATATTCAGTATAAGTCTTAGCAACTTGATCACCATTGACTCTAAAGAATTTATTACTAAACTTCTTGATTAGTAATGCATCATATACAGCTTTGTATGCATCATAGATACGTTTATTATCTGCATAATACATGCCTTTGACGACTACATCATATATCTTAGTATTCTCTTCTAAGATATTCATTAAACCCTTCATAGATATACCAGGTTTATATTTCTTAAAGTCAGCTACTTTTAAGTCTTCTAATGTATAACCATATTTACGTTCAATGTCTCTACGGAGTAAATCTAAGTCTGCATCGAAATTGAATCCTTGAATATACATTATAGGAACTGTCTCTGTTTGGATTGTATCTTTCTTATTATAGTATAAGTAAGATAAAGAGAATAGATAGCATAAGATAGAAGATAGCTTGAATGTCTTATCAGGTCTAATATTAGGAACCGATAATCTAATACGATCTTCAAATCTTGTATCATCAAAGAATGTATTGAAGAAGTATGGAATCTTGAATGATAAGTCACTCATAGACATAACTGTATCAATGGAGATATATTTAGTTCTAGCGTAGTTGAATTCTTTCTCAAGGATTTGATTCTTAATATCCAATGGATCAAATTCATTTGTCCATAACCAATCATCTTCAGTGAATGTATCATAATCTATATATTTAGATTCGTCACGAATAAAGTTATCTGCAGACTCATTTAAAGGAATCTTAACAAACTTAAGATCATAGTCTTTAGTTGGGTCTTCGATAAAGATATTTTTACGTTTAGCATTTACATAGGAGAATGTAAATAGAATAGTATCACCATGCTCTAGGATTTTATCTACATTAGAGAATAAAGCTTGGTCGTCTACGATTTCATAATCAACATTCTCTTCTAAGATAGTACCATCTTCACAAAGAATCTGCATTTGGTTATTATTATCAGATTCTAAGAAGTTATCATAAGGATATGGAATATCTACAACTCTCTTACCATTTCTAAAATCATATATATTATACTCAGTTCTAATATAGTTATTGAAGTTATCATAGATTGAGTTATAGATGAAGATGCATCTAACTTCACGACTTTTCTCTAAGTTAATAGAGTCATCTAAAGTTAGCATTGTACCAGATACAGTATATCTTGACTTATCAATGATAGTACCACCAACTGCTACAATCATACCATTACCAGACTTTTCATAGTTATAGAATGGATAGTTGATTGTAAATACCTTTTGGTTAGCTACACGAGCTTTAAGAGAATCTTCAGTGATATGAATAGTATAGTTATTACGTGGATCTTGGAAGAAGTATACTTTAACTATATCTTTACCATCCACATAGTCTTTAGAGTTTCTAAATGATAAGATATTACCATTCATAATGAAGTTAGATCTATCTAAGATTTCACCATTAATAGTAATTAACCATTTATTTCGTTTAGAGTCATAACCTTCATATGGGAAGTTAATCTTGAATGAACTCATCATACGATTGATTTCCACTTGAGCAGAAGATAACTTGATTCTATCTCTATTCTTAGGATAGATAAAGTGGATCTTAATCTCAATACCAGTACGTAATACTTTAGTTTGATCTAGGATTTTGATTTTATTCTTCAAGAATGTATACTCAGATGAGTATACTGGTTTACCATCAAGGAATACTTCTATTGGATATTCACTTTCTTGGTATCCTTTAAATGGTACTTCAATTTCATAGTCTTGCATACCAGGGATTTGTACTGTGGTTGTAAAGAATTTCTCTTCTAGCTCTACATCAAAACCTTCAGTATAGATATTGTTGAATACTACACTACGGTTTCTGGTTACTTTATCTTGAGGATATACAAATGAGAAGTTTTTACCATTAAGCATATATCTATCAGATGGAAGTAATACTGAACCATATAGTGCAAAGAACTCACCACCATATTGTAAGTAATTATAATATGGCTCTGGTACATCAAAGCTACTGATTGCAGTATCAGTAACAGTCTTGAAATTATATTCAGTTATCTTACTCTTAATAGGATATAATGGAGAGTAAATAAATACTACAGACATTAAACGTTCTGTAGTAATCTTATTCCAGTCTGTATCTTCATTAAAGGTAATCTTATTACCGTTTACAGTATATCGTTTTGGATCAATGAAAGTACCACCAGTAGATAGATACATTAATCCACCCATATCTGTAAAATCAGCTATAGGGTATTCGATAGTAAAGTTCTTTTGTTTATTATCAGTGATAGGATATTGTCTAACGGATGTGATAATCTTATATCCATCTAAGTTAGAGATATCATCATTGAATTCATTATTAGAGAAGAAAATGAATTCAAGTTTAGACTTTCCTCTAAGGAAGTTAGCATCTTTGAAGTTAAGTTTACCATCTTTAGTGATAGTATATTTGTCTTCTAGTACACGTTTACCATCCACATTAACGAAAACTGCACCGCCTTTATCAAGGAAGTTTTCATGTGGGAATGGAATCTTAATACCATTAGATGCAAAACTAGTTAAAGTCTCACTAGCAGTATTAACTTTCTGATCTGTATCTAATACTTGCTTAACTTTGTAGTTAAATATATACTCACCAGTATCTTCATCTACTTTACGATCACGTAAGAGATAGTATTTAAAGATACGTAAATCATCAAAGCCAAAGATAGAGCAGATATCTACCATACATTTAGCAGTTGATTTATATTTAAGTAGCTCATGAAGTCTCCGCATCATTCTAACTTGATAGATTAATGGGATTTCATCATAGTATGGTACACCATGAGACATGAATATATATCTAACACAACGTTCATCAAACACATCAAGATTAATGATATGCTCTTGAACTTCGGATACTAAGTCAATCATGGTTTGAATGATAATAAAGATAGTTAACCAAGCATCATAATATTTACTATCAAATCTGTGAGCTTCAGAGTAGATTGTATTAATAGCAAATGCTCTATTTACATTAAATCTACGTTCAAACTTCTCTTTAACTACAGAGTTGTCAATAGATGGCAACCATAGTAATTGGAATTCGGTTGCTTTTCTAGCTTTATAGATATTAATATTAGATTTAATATACTTTAGATAATCATATTCATCATCAGTATATCTAGCTAAGACATTATTCCAAATACCACGTTCTTCTAATTCACTAATTGTAGCATCATCCATCTCATGTAGAGGAATTCTATAATCAATACCGATATTTTCTATTCTTAAATCTTCAGGAACTACTAATCCCTCATGACCTAAGTTAGGTAAACCAGTAATCTTTCTATAATAGTTATTCTCTTCTACATAGTTTGCAATAAATACTTTTGCAGCTTCATCTCTAGCTTTTTCTCTATAGTCTTCTGGAATATAGCTAGGATCTTCTACTGCTTTCTGGAAATAATTGGATGGAACCCCAGCTCTAGCTAAGATATCCACCGTATAATCATATAATCTCCAATCTGCAGTACCTTCTACAGATTGAGTATATAGGTCTCCCATGAATTCTGTACGTACAGTCTCATTCTTAACAGCTTCTGTTTCAGACTTTACAATACATTTCATGCCTAATTCTTTTACATAATAAATGAGTACGTCTACAAAAGGATATTCTGTAAACACTTTATCCATATTAGGATTTTGCATATTGTAAATTTCCTCCTTTCAGAGAGAATTTAGATTTTACTTTAATAGTATGTAACCCTAATAAGTGCTTATCCTTAACATATAGATATAGACAAATTTTACAAAGGAGCATAGTAAAATGAATGAATTCCCTGATTTACAATTAAAAAAAGATCCGGTGAATCCAGTACTAAGATCTCCATATGTACCTTTTGAGTTACCATTCTATCAAACTAAATATACATTAATGGATATAGATGTTTATACAAACTTTATTAAGAACGCTGTTAGTAGATTTAGAAAGTCTAGAACTTATACTCACTATAAAGGGTATCTAATGAATCTTGGTATGGATCACTGTCAATTACATAGCAATATCTATGCAGATATGGCAACCATTGAAATGCATCATAATATGCTAACTATCTTTGATATTGCAGTTATATTAACAGAGCATACAATCAATACCATTGGATATATTACAACTTTCGACTTAGTTAACTTACTAAAGAAAGTTCATACTGAAAATAAAGTACAACTTGTAATGCTATCTTTGACTGCACATCAACTATACCACAATGCAAATGGTATGTATATCCATCCAGATATGTGTTTCGGTAACTGGATGGCTTTCTTAGAGGAATACAAATATGGTATAACTATTGAGCTGGCAAACAAAATAATAAACTACGTAAATTATGCTATCTCTTTAGGTGATACCGAAACTGGTGAACTCCTAAAACTCAGAGATAAAGTCCAAGATTGGAGTGTATTAAATGAATATGGAGTTAATCGTACTGGGTATTAATTACTTTATTATCCTACTCATAATCTTCTTAGTTTATAAAGTTGCTAATAAGATAGCTAACTCATATAAAGAAAAAAATAAAAGAGAATTAGATTTGATTCAAATGTCTATGTCTACTTCATTAGATGAAATGACGCAGACTATTGATACATTTATAAATGAATCTATTCAAGAATTTGCTGTTATGAATAATATTCAAGATTCTAAATATATTAATACTGAACTTGAACAAGAACTCCGTAACTTTGTTATGGGGAGTGTAAGTGGGCGTATTTCTATTAACCTCTTGAATAAACTTAGACTCTTCTATAAAGAAGATATTATTCCTGACTTGATTGCTAAGAAGATCTTCCTAGCAGTCACTGCATATACAGCAATCAATAATAATGGTGCTACAAGTAAAAAAAATAAATAACTTTGGAGGATGGGAATATTCCCATCCTCCTTATTATTTTAATCTTCGATATCAGATACTGTTGTACGGAATACATCAACTCCGCCTTCTAATACATATGCAGATTTACCTACATATGGATCTGTTGAAGTAAACTTTCGTGCTACTTCAATAGCATTATCAAAGTTGTTGCAAACTCCAATTGTGTATCCAAATTGGTCTTTAACTATATACATATTATTTACCTTCTTTCTTTAATGTGTTAACTACATCAACTACAAATAGGAACGTAGAAATAAAGCTTAAACCAATCCACATCATTGGATATTTCTTAATGGAAGCTTCTACATTGGAAAGTTCAAATTTGTGAGTACGTTTTAACATGATATACCTCTTTCTGTCCTAAGGACTAAACTAATAAATACTATATCATTATATCACCTTAATAATATACAGTTAAAGAATACCACTATTACAAAAAAAAAGAAAACCACTAGGAGTTTAACTCCTAGTGGATATACTTATACTTTTCCATATACTCCCCAAATAAGAGAAGATATATATCTTAGTACTTTCTCATTATAGCTAATATCTAATGATCTAACATCGACTAGATCTGAATCGATATAATAAATGTAGTTCATACTAGATACTTTAAATTTAGATTGTAAGTTGAATTCTCTATAGTACTCTATATTGAGTTCACCATTAACATAGTCACGGTAGAAATCTCTTAGAGTATCAATAGCAAGTTGAATATTGTTTTTGGAAACCATATTCATTATCTTAAATATCAATGCAATAAGATAGTCTTTATGAAGCTCTATATTATGTGGATCTAATCCGACTATAGCTTGCTTCATACCAAACATATCTTGTTTTGTCATTAATATGAATTCACCAACTCTAATAAAGTTATCGTATTCATCTACTTTAAGATTATCGTCATCTAAGTCGATATCATTTAATACTAGATTACAATCATCAAGATATAAAATCTTTTCTGGCTCAATATCATCTAAATAATGAGACCAGTCCATTTTATTCTCTGATGTATACTTATAGATAGTATCACCTATAAGTATATCAATAGATGAAAATCTCATTGTTTACTCCAATGCATTTGTATATGTATTCATATCAAATGGGTACCAAATCTGTAATGGCTCAAAGTTCTTCTTAGCCTCAAGTTTATAGTAAGCTGCACGTTGCAAGTATGCAAGTTGAGCTCCTTGAGGAGAGAAGTCTATATCATCACGTATACTATATACATCATCCATATCATAAATGATCTGTGGATGTATACCATACGTTCTTCTAATTACATTACACATCATTTGAGTAACCATATCAGAATATTCATCATTGCTTACAATAATGAATACTTCAGAACCATTATAGAATCTATCAATAGCCTTATAGAATTCATAGAACTCTACTTCAGATTGATTAAACAATACTTCACTAAAGATTGTTTCAAAATCTGGGCTATCTATAAGATATTGATAAGTCAGCTTAGAGATAAGCTGACTTACATAATTCCATGGATTTCTTGGATAATCTCTTGCAGTTAATTCAGCTACAAAGATATTCTCTGGTAAAGCATCTTGTTGTTGCTTTAGATCCCAGATGTCTTTATAGTCCCCATATTCTATCATGAGTTGCTTATCCAATTTATCTTTATCATCTGCATATAGATAAGATCTATAATATTGATAGATTGGTTCTGTACAAAATACAAACTTCATTCTAATCACCCATCAATGCAGGAGTCAAGTCAGGATCTTCAGACTTAACAGCTATAATATTTTGGAATGCTTTATCTTGTAACTCTACAGGAACTTCATCATCTAATTTGATATTTTTACTCAAGAGATAAGAGTTAACTGTATTTCTATCAAATGAAGTATTAGCCATATATCTTACATAGCTTTGCTCATTAATATATCCATATTGGAATAAGTTAGTTACAGCATATCCGATACTGAATACAGATGGAATGAATGATACCATAGTTGGACCACTATATGTCATCTGTAATTGTAATGATGCGGCAAATACACTCATAAGAACGTCCATGAATGGAATACTATCTTTACTCCATTCTTCATCTGTAGTGTATACTACTACATTCTTATTATGCATAGCTGCACCTACAAGGAAGATATTCATAATAATATCTACTTGATTCAAATAAGATAAGTAAGCTTCTTTGAATGCGTCTTCACCATAATCTACATAGACTGATACTACATTGAATGGTGGAAGTAATACTGGAAGCTTAACTACATTAGGATTCTGTAATAGAACTGCCGGAGCATGTTCAGTTACAATAACTACTCTCGTTCCTGGATCAACACTAGCTTGTGCAGCTAGTGTTGGATCATTTGTGAACGTAATTCCATTCATAGAATCACCTCTTAGTAACGATCACTTGTGGACATACGACGACGGCGAACTTTAGGTTGTTCTTCTTCGTCCTCTTCTTCGAATTCAGATTCAATATCCAACTTAATATTTAGAATAATTGTAGCAGCAGAAGCTAACTCATCAGCTAATGCTTCACGGAAGTCACCAACTCGAACTTCATTATCTTTCTTGATGTCACTATCAATATATGCATAGAATACTTCAGGAAGAAGATCTTCAATACGCATTACTTTAGAATCATCAAGTTCATTCAAGATTCGTGTGAATTGTTTATCCAACTCTAAGATCTCATTATAGCTATAAGCATCTTCAGTACCCACAACGGATTCAATATCTGCTGCAGCTTCACCAATGAATTCACCTAAAGTTTTAATTTGATCAACTGTTAATAACATATCTTCTTTCTCCTCTACAGGTTTCTCTTCTAATTTAATGTCACCATCTGTATCAATTTCTACATGCTCAGATGGCTTGCTTTCAATGTGAATAGGATTCATCTTAATCACATTTTGAGGATTTTTCATGTCCTCAGATAACTTCTCCAGAGCCTTGCTGTGCATAGTATTTTCTAGATCACGAGCAGGTCTTTCTGGTTTAGGTGCGAAGTATTT